TCTTGATGTAGATTATGATAAGGACCCAGATTTAGAATTTACTGAGGATTGTGATTGGGTAGTAAGAAGAAAATATATGACGCCTTCTTCTGTAACAGAATTCTTTTATGATGAATTAGGTAAAACAGAACAAGAAAAGAAAGATATGATTAACAAGATTGAAACTCTTGGAACTAACACTACTATTTTTGGAACCGCGCCTATTATATATGATTCAAATACCCCTCAGCAAATTTACAATCGATTAATTGAAGTTAAACATGTTACTTGGAGATCTAAAGTTAGAATTGGAGTGTGTTCATTCATGGATGAATATGGCCAACCTCAGTCTATGGAAGTTGAAGAAACTTTTGTACCAAATAAAGAAGCGGGTCAAACAGTAGAATGGTTTTGGGTAAATGAATGGTGGGAAGGCTGGATGTGTGGAATAGATACATTTTTTAAAATACGTCCTTTACCAATGCAAAGAGCATCTCTTGATAATATTTCTAAATGTAAAGGCGCTTATAACGGTAGAATGTTACAAGCAGTTAACTCAAGGAATATATCTTTAGTAATGTTAGGTGTGCCGTATCAGATCTTGTACAACGCTACTTTCCATCGTCTTAAATTAGCTATGGCTAAAATGAAAGATGATATGATACAACTAGACGTAAATCTAAAACCTAAAAACATGACTCTTGAAGAGTGGATGTTATACGGTGATGCTACAGGATTACTATTTGTAGATTATTCTAAAGAAGGGTATAGAGGATCGGCAACACATCAATCAGTATTAAAACTTGCATCAACTACTATTCAATCTTATATTGAGCTATTACGTTTTATTAAGACAGAATGGGAAGAAGTTTGCGGAATTAGTCGCCAAAGAGAAGGCCAGATTACTTCATCAGAAACTGTAGGCGGCGTAGAACGCGCTGTAGTACAGTCTTCTATGATTACTGAGATATACTTTAATAAATTTGATCAATTTAAAGAAAGAGAATATCAAGGTTTAATGGATTACGCTAAACTTGCCTGGAGAGACGGTAAGAAAACTTCTTACGTTATGCCAGATTCAGGTAAAATAGTATACTTAGATGTAGACCCTATTGATTTTACTGAAGCAGAGTATGGAATATTTGTAGCGTTATCTGGTAAACAAGCAGAGAAGAAACAAAAGCTAGAAGCTCAAATGCAAAACTTCATTCAAAATGGAGCTAAAGCTTCTACTATTGTAGATATAATTAATTCAGATTCGTTTGTAGAACTTAAATCTAAATTTATTTATGCTGAACAGCAAGCAGAGCAAATGCAACAACAAATGGAGCAACAAAAACAACAAGCTGCTGCTCAACAACAAGAACAAGCTTTAGCTGCTCAAGACGCTATGTTAGATAAAAAACATGCTTACGATGTTGAATTACTTCAAATGAAAATAGAAGGGGATCTTCGTAAAGCTGAAATGACTGCTTATGCTATAGATGAAGGTTCTAATGCAGATGCAATTGCTAAAACTGCAGAGCTAGCTCTTAAACAACAAGAACTTGGAATAAAACAACAAGATCTTGGTATTAAAGACAAAGCTATAAACGCTAAATCTAATGAAGCTGCAATGAAGATGGTAGTGGAAAAAGAAAAAATGGCTAACGATTTAAAGATAGCTAAAGAGAATAAATCAAGGTAATAAGTGTAAAGATATATATAAGCGTTTCAAAAACATGAAACGCTTATTTGTTTTAATATTTAATCAGTATTAAGTTTGTAACGATAAACGACATGGAAATAGATAACATAGATTTTGATGATACTTCTCTTGGAGAGACGACATCAATTGAAGACGTAGTAGATACTACACCAAAGAGTGACGCAGTACCTCCTTCTGCAGAACCAGTAAATCCACCTGTGGATGACACTAAAAGTAAAAAAGGAGAACCAAAATCTAAAAAACCCGCTGCACCAGCGCCTGTTAATCCTCCTATAGATACTATAAAGGATGAAAAAGGAGATACTGACGCAGACGATGATGATGATTCAAAAGAATCTGATGACATTGAAGAAGGGTTTATAAAAGGCATTGCTAAAAAGATAGGTATCGAATTAGGCGATGACGAAGATTTTGAAGATTCAGAGGATGGCTTAGTTGCATTTACACAACGCGCTGCAGATAGTATGGCAGATGCTAAGTTAAATGGGTACTTTGCAAGTTTACCTTCTATTGCAGGTGATTTTTTTGATTACTGCCAAATGCTAGGTGACGACGCTACTGAAGACAATATAAAAGCGTTCTTTAATACAGTTAATCCAGAAATTAACTATAGTGAAGTAGATTTAGATAATACCGATGTACAAAAAGCAGTAATGAAGACCTTCTATAAAAAGATGGATTATACTGATGAGGAAATCAAAGAAGCTATTGACGATATGGAAATAGCGGATACTTTAAAAAAACAATCTGAAATAGCTTCTAAAAAGCTAGGTGCAATTCAATCCAAAGAAAGAGCAGGTCTTCTTGAACAAGAAAGACAAGCTGAAATTAAAAGAAAAGAAAACACTAGAGCGTTTTTTGGTAATATTAAAAATGTAATAGATAGCGGTAAAGTAAATAATTTTACAATTCCTGTTACAGAAAAAAGAGCAATATTTGATTACGATACACAAGGGGATTTTATGAAAGACTTAAACAGTATTTTAAAAGATCCAACTAAACGTGTTGAGTTAGCTATTGCTGTTAAAAACAAATTCAACTTAGGTAAATATGTACAAGCGGCCGCTGCTACACAAAAAGCAACTGCTCTTAGTGCAAAATTAAGAAACTCTGTTGGAACCGGTAAAAACGGTGCTTCTGGTCAAAATGTAGCTAATAACTCGATAGACTGGGATAACATTTAAAATTTAAAAAAAAACAACAATAAAAAAACATGGCAAGATTAATAACATCTCAAACATGGAATGAAGAAATGAAAACTAACGACGCCTCATTGGCTCGTCAGTTGATGCTTCAACCAGACAAATTAACTCCAGTATTAACCTATTTAATGGGCTACGAGGATAATCGTTTTCCGCTTCACGTTTTATCAGAAGGCGCTCGTTCTACAATGGAAATTGAAGGTGATGAGTTTGAATATGATGTAATGGGTCGTTTATTTAAAGCTGTTCCTTTAGCTTCTGCAGTATCAACTACTAACGCTGGTGCTGGCTTTAGTTCATTTAACATTACTTTTAACGAAGGTATTTTCCCTAACAAATACACAATTATTTCTCCACGTAACTATCATTTAGTAATTACAGATCGTAAAAACATCGGTGGTTTATGGCAGTATACTGTAAAAATTGCTGGTGCTAAATCTGCAAGTGAATTTATTCCTGCAAGTGAATTAGCTGCTGGAGCATTGTATTCATTAGGTTGGTACGCTGCCGCATCTTGGGGTTCAAGAGGTTCAGAGTCTACTACTACTAGTTCTCAAAAAGTAAGGGGTGATGTTTCTACTATCCGTAAATCTTACGCTTGGGAAGGTAACGTAAAACAACGTAGTGCAAAAGGTATTGCTTTACCAAATAAAAATGGTGGCGAAACTCAATTATGGTGGTCAACTGAAGAGTGTCAACATCAATTATCATTCCGTAGAGAGTGTGAGTCTAACTACTGGTATGAAACATCAAATCGTGATCAGTTTGGTCAAATTAACGAAAGAGATGAAGAAGGTAACCCTATCATCCGTGGAGCTGGTTTATTAGAGCAAATCCAAAACAAAGATACTTACTCTGAGTTAACTGCTGAAAAAATTAAGCAAACAATTCGTGACGTGTTCTTTGGTATGAGTGATGCTCAAAACAAACAAATCACTTTGTTTACTGGTACAGGTGGACGCGATGCTTTTGATCAAGCAATGAAGTCTGAGTTATTAGCTCAAAGCTATATCAAATTGACTGACAACAAATTCGTATCTGGTCAAGGTAGAGAATTACGTTTAGGTGGATATTTCAATACTTACGAACACGTTGATGGTTACACTATTAATATTGTAACTAATCGTTTGTACGATGATGGTCCTGCTTCTAAAGGTTTATTCCACCCTAAAACTGGTTTACCATTAGAGTCTTATCGTATGACTTTTGTAGATAGTTCAATCTATGATGGTGTTTCTAACATCTAAATGGTTAA